GCTAAATGCTGGGGTTAATATCAGCGAGCCAATCGTCAGCGCGGACAGGCTCGCTACTAAGGGTTTGCTGTGAAAACTTTGGTGGTGGGGTTGAAGGTCCCAAGTACGGATGGCCCGATATAGTTGAGGGTGTAATTGATCTTGGCAGCTACACCACCATCCCCGCCAAAGTCATCAATCTGGATGCTAACCGGCTGCTTCTCGGCAGGGTACTCGTTCAGGGTGGCAGTTTCGTACAACCAGACGTTGACGACGTCCGTTTCGGCATCATCCAGGACTGCACGGGCTTTGCGCAGGCCGTCCACGTACTCAAAGACGGGGTCACCGTTCTTGGCGGTGGATTCGATGGGCATGACCGGCGCGTAACTGTCGATGCTAATGCTGGCCGAGTCTTCGTGGATGTACGTCTCTTCGGTGGTCTTCGGGTTCATGTTGATCTTACCCGTGGTGACACCGTCACCGATCAGCGAATAAGTCGCTGTGGTCGATGGGGTAGTGTTCAAAAAGCTCTTTACTTCAGATCGCTTGATCTTTACAACAGTCATGGAAGATCTCCTTTAGGGTAATTGCTCATAAAATAACTTGCACTGAATTTGATAAACACCGGTACTGGATTGGCCTTGTTCATATAAATAAGCCCAGCCGAGTGCCTGTATTTCTGTCGCGGTTTGTTTTGCACCCAGGGTTGGGAGTGTTCCGGCCAGGCTTTGCGATTCGAGCCAATCGGCAAAGGCTTCGTAGAATCCGCTATTCTCGAGGCGTTCAAGTTCATCGGCTGTGCTTTCCATTGACTGAAAAGCAAAGGGGAACTCACGCGCAGAGCCACCATCGATGTAGCGCTCGGCAATTCGCGAACCCGCGAGGGGCACCACTGCGTACTCAGTAGGGTTTGCGCCGAGATGATCAACCCAAAGCGGTGCGCCTGTGGTCAGACCGGTATAAGTAGCCAGATAGGTTTTTACGGATGAAATGATGCTCATGACGTACCCTTCCCGGCAATCCTACGGGCACCGGTGAGTATCTTCTCGCCGTGGATCTCTTTCATGCGAGCGAACCACTGTGGCCCGCGCAGGGGTCCGGTTTGACTGCCTGGTGAGCGTTTGCCGTAATACTGCGCCCTGGCATAAGGGGCAATCCATTGAACAGTACCACTGCCAATGTCGGTGCCCAGTGTGCCAGACTTGATCAACATACTGGTAAGAAGTGGCGTAAATGGCTCAGAAAGGCGTAGTATCTCGCTGTCTACGTACATCTGGGCATTATCATAGCGGCTTTGCCATTTGGCCTTAAAATCTTGACGCCATTCCAGAGTAAAGCGTAATTGCGCTTCCCCGGCTGAAGTAATAATCACTTTGCCTTTAGGGGTTTGTATCTTCGGCTTTGTCATTTTGCACCAACGTTCCAATGTTGCATGGAAGCTGAACCCGAATCCATTGTGTCCACAGACGAGATAATCAGCACATCGTCATACTTTGCCCGCAGCGCTGATATTGTGAAGCTCGCGCCGATTTCATCCGAGACAAGCCCCTTAACGATGACATCGTCCACTTGCAAAGTCCATTTCCCCGTTTTCGTCGTAAGTGCCTGCCAGGCTTTGGACTTGAGATAATTCGCGCCACGCTGCATTGGGATAAAGACACGTGCCTGATCGGCAGCGATACTGCCACCCGTAGCCAGGGTATTGGATGCTTTACGATTTTCCCAGGCCACACCGACAACAGTCGAACGCTGAAATTTTTCTGACCTGGTGGATGGGTCCACGTACTTGTTGTAGACGGTCAGATTTGCGTTAGTTCGCATCGATATCACCCGAGTATTCGCCACTGGCAAAGCCACGGAACATCAGACCGGTGGAGGACAAATACAACTTGGCAGCCTTGCTTTGCTTGGTTTCGTTGGTCAGCCGCTTGCCTGAATTCTCGGCATACGTTACTGAGTTTGAACCGATGCTTTCGGACTGGATCCCGTCTATACCATCAGCAAGGTCCTCTTTCTGCAATTCCTCGGCCAGCGCGCATGTAGCCATCTTGATCTTATCAATAGTGGTTACATCGGTTTCGGTGGCAGCCCGGTTAAACGTGAGGTTATCGATTGTGGCAGATGCGCGTAATGCCAGGCGCGGAAAGTCGGCAGAGGCAATGGCTGTACCGAGATACGTGCCTGTGTAGTAGGTGTAATCAGCATAACTTGCCATTGTCTCTGCTTTCCTTTAGCTCTGGCGGAAGATAAACGCCATGTAAACCTTGGTTGAAAGATCAGTAGCGCTAACTTGCTGGATCTGATCGTTGACCGTGATGGTTGTCTCAAACAGGCTGGCCTTGTTGCCTACATCGGCAGCCACTTGACCAGTAACGGAGAAAACCACGTCACCGGCTTTGACACCGGTCATGGTGCAGGCACCAGCCAGGTTTCTTCCGACAAATGAAATCGTGTCGAGACTGGCCAGTGCAGCGCCCAGGCCGTAGGGGGTGACAGTGCGCGCTTGATCGGTGACCGCGATGGTTTCGGCGTTGGTCGCAAGTTCGGAAATTCCCTTGGCGGTTACACTGGCGACTTTGGCCTGAAGGCCCGCCGGGGTGACACCTTTGGTGGCATCTGTGCCAGTGATGGTTTCAGCGTCCGAAGCCAGTTCAATCAATTCGGCGTTTTCTAGCACGCTGAAATTTTCATTCAGCTGCCTGATCCAATCCATTCCTGAAATAGGAGCGTAAGGCATTATTCACCTTCCTTTGCGGATTCTGCCGCTTTCTTTTCGGTTGGATTTTCTTTCAACGGCTTGGCAACCTCTACGTATCCAGCCTTTTTGAGGTCCGAGATAACGTTGGGGTTTTCAGTGTTTCGAGTAATCCCGTCTTTGTAGAGTTTCATAATATCTACGCTTTCTTGTGCAGATAGACTCCGCCGACCTTATTGTCCAGGACAAAGGCGTCATGGTACAGGTCGTAGTCGAAGATCCAGTTATCTGCCGCCTGGTTCTCGTCCGGGGAGAAGATTTTGGGGAGTTCATGTTTCTTGACCTGCACAATCGCCTTTGGATCAATCAACATGAAGTTGATTTCTTTGCCGCCCGAGCTCTTGGAGAAACCACCAGAGGCCGATGGAGTGGCTCCCGCTTCCAGGTCGATTGCAGTGTAGAACCGTGTCTGAGGAACCATGACAACGGGCACATTATCAAGCACGGTAACAGAGCGATTGACAGAGCTTTCATTTCCTAACATGCGCGTTACCGCGGCTTCGATCATTCCCTGAACGGTATCAGAGACGTAGAGCGTGCAGCTATTCAGATCAACTTCTGCAGCACGCATGGCGGCTTTGGCGGCGTCCCAGGCAGCCAACACAGTCGAACTTGTCAGGGTTGCGCCAGAGGTAGTTCCGATACTGGCCTTGCTTGCGTATTTCGCGAAGCGATAGGCGTCAATTTCCGGGACAACCTTGGTGCGCATAAATTCGCCAGCGGTCAGGCCAAATGCCATGCCGAGGGTTTCTTCATCGTCCATGCGGGCAACGTGGAAAGCGCGGGCGCGGTGGGTAGCAAGAGTCAGCAATTCCCAGATACCAACGATTTCACCCTTTGGGTAGTCGCCCCCGCGAGCCATATCGCCGAGACCGCCCATCGTGGTTTTGTAAATTTCCACGGTAGGAGTTCCGGCATAATTTGCTAACTGGCGGTTGACGGTATCCATGCGGGATGTAACGGACGCAACTTTATAAAGCTCGTCCAAAAGTGGCAAAAACTTGCTTGCGTACTGAAAAGATTGAGTCATGGCCTATTTTCCTTGTGCGTCAGGCAATCCCATAGCGGCTCTAGCTGCAGCGACTGTCTTATCGCCTAAAACGGATTGATTATTTCCCCCAGTCACGATCTTGAGGGTGGGAGTGTCACTTTCGAACAGGTAATCTTTTGAAGATTTGAGCGGGTCAAGCTGCTCTTTCAGGCCAATGAATGCGCCGTCTTCGCCCAATTTCAGCATATCCGGCTTGAGATGGGCACGAACAGCCACACTGTCTTTTACCCTGGCATCTGTCAGGGCTTTCTCAAGCGCATGATCGAACTTGAGAGCGGCGATTGAGGCAGCGCCATCAGTGGCAGCCTTTTCGGCTTTGGTCTTCCATTCGTCTGCAGCAGCCTTGATGCCGTCCACGTCCAGCTTCTTGAAGCCTTCGATGGTGGCGCCTGCTTCGGTAAGCTGGGTCTTGAGTGACCCCAGTTCGGTCTGGGCAGTGGCAAGGTCGGTCTTGTGCTTTTCGATGTCAGAGCCATGCAAAGCCATGATGCTGTCTACCAGACTGTCTTCGATGCCGAGCTTTTTCAAATCTTCACGTTTCATATCTGTCCTTTTTGGCCGAGATTACGCTTTGTAGGTGGTTGCGTCACCTATCTCCCGCCCTTTTACGTTTGCGGCTAACGAGATTTATATGAGCATATCAACTTGTTTATGCTTTGTATATTGTCACTTTACTCATTTTCATTGAGCATATTGCATTTTTCGAGCTTTGTATATTGTCATAATGTGCAACTTTTGGAATAAAAAAACTCCCCGAGGTGGGGAGTTGTGATTCAGAAAGGCAGTGTGTAGTTTTTCTGTTCGTTTTTCATTCTTTCCACAAACTCAGGCGGCACTTCTATGATATCCGGGTATTCATTCACAATCAAGCGCATGAATTTCAAATAAACACCAATCATCTCTATGTCATACCATTTATCGCGCCTAGTATCATACATAACAGTCAGGGTAGCTTCTTTCAATGGCGCATCCTTCAAAATGGAAAAAATAGATTCGCCATCGGATGTTTTAGCGATAACTCGTGTTTCACTCATAGATCACATCTATTCCTTTACTTCTTAATAAGTTTCCTAGAATATCATCGCGCCCATAATATTTAGGAATTATAACTGCTTTGATTTCGCTAAGTTCGACACCGTTTTGGATTTGCAACTCAATATACGAATCCAGTTTCTGACCTGATAAAAAGTCAATCAGTTTAAAAGTATCAGTTGCTGAAGCAATACTTGGATTTGTTATAGGTGATGCCGTTGTTGATTTATAAGCAAACGATGCTAACGAGTCACCAATTGTAAAAGAAGCTCTTTCTGTTACTCTTTCTTTATCAAAAACAAATTTGATTTCTCCATAGCGATCAGCAGGATTGCCGTTATAAATGCTTGAATTATGTACATAGCCATAAATAGGACGTAATTTTTCATCCAGGTCTTTTGGTATTCCTATCCCATTGAATTCAGCCTCTGCCCTGGCTTTTGTGTCAAAAAGACCCTGAGAAGTTCCTGTCTCAAATTGAGTTTTAAATCTACCATCATTGACAATATCTATAGCATCTTTATATCTTGCTCGTGTAATAAGAGCTGTATCCGGATTTTTCACAAGAGCAGTGAATTTATATGTAAAGTTTTTCTTTACTTCCTCTGCGTTCATACCCAATAGTTCTAATCCTTCCACTCGACCTTTTATAATTTCATCAACCAAGTTTGTATCCGGCTCATAGATAGGCAGTTTGTTCTCTTCAATGTTAGGTAAAACAGGTGCTGGAATTTCTTGAGGTTTTATTTCAGATGGTGCTAAAACTGTAACCTTCGCCGCAACTTTCGTACCCGCATCCCCTGCCCCAACCACCTGCTCCCTGACACTCTGCCGCTGTAAACCCGTCTGCTTGATGAAGTCGCGCATCCTGGACTGCCATTCTTTCACTTTGGCAGTCTCGGCTTCGTTATCGAACCCGCCCGCGTCCAATGCGCCTTCTTTGCGTTTCCATAGGCGTATCTTGCGTTCAATCCCGCGCTGCATCTGGGTAGCATCGTAGATCGGGATTTCCTGCCCGTTGTAAGTGACGGTCTTACCTGCATAGCTGTCCAGTTCTGCCTGGCTGTAGGCGTTTTCGCTGATGCCCTCGAAGAATGGGTAAAAGGAGTGGCGACAGTTCCAACCCATCAGCCCGGCACCGGTGCCATAGCCGGTACTCAGTACAAAGTCTGGATAGGTCTTCGATGTGCCCGAGCGGCTGAATATCTTTCCCTGCCATAGTTGGTGTGCTGGCCTTGCGCCGATATGGGCAGATGTTTGCACCAGGTCAACGCCCATGTCATCCGCGCGCGCCATTTGTAGGTTACCCGTGGTTTGAGAAACACCCGTCAGGACCATACGCCGCATGGCCACATCGAGCTGCTCTTTGCGCCCGCTGGCATAGTTGATGGTATTCAGTCCCTTTTCAGCCACGTCCTGGACTGCTGCACGGATGGCCTGATCGTAACTCATTGCACCGCTTGCAACCTGCATATAAGCCAGGTCCGCAGCCTGAATAAAACTGTGCTGGGCATTGATGGCAGTGGTCATGGTCAGGTTTTTGACAAGACCGTTTGTTTTGCGTAAGCCGGCTGCCAGAACCTGGGCCATTGTGGGGGATAAATTGAGCGGCAAAGGATTGAGACCAGCGGCTTGATAGATGCTGTCATCAAAGCGCATACTCTTGACACCAGCCTCTTCAAACATTCTGCGCATTTCATTCTCTGACAACCCGCTGGTCTTGGCCAGTTCCTTGAGCGCGTTTTCGTATACCCGCCCGCTTTCGATCAGCCTTTGCATCTGCCAGGCTGCTGTTTCTGTGACCTTGCCCATTTTGACCAATCGACGAGAGATATCGTTAATCACGGACTGGTTGTACTGTTCGTACAAGTCCGTGATGGGTCCGGTAAGCTTATCGAGTTGGTCAGCGGTCAGCATGGGTTAAGACGGC